TCCGGCAATGGCAAAACCCGATTTGCTTTGCAGCTGGCTAAATACCTGTGCCAGTTTGGTCGTGTAGCTTACAACAGCTTGGAAGAAGGCAATAGCATGAGCCTTCAGCAAGCTGTTATGGATATTGATTTTAGCTCGGTATCGCGGCGGATGATCTTCCTGGACAAAGAGCCAGTGCAGGATTTGATCGAACGCCTGAAGAAGCGCAAAAGCCCTGACGTAATTATCATTGACAGTGTGCAATACACCGGTTTGAAATATGCCGACTATGTTGATTTGATGAGCATGTTCAGGCGCAAATTATTCATCCTTATTTCGCATGCAGACGGCAAGCTCCCGGAGGGGAGAGTTGCAAAATCAATCAGATACGATGCTAATGTGAAAGTATGGATAGAAGGCTATATGGCATTCCCCATGAGCCGCTACGGAGGCGGAATGCCCTACACGATTTGGCAGGAAGGAGCGGCACAGTTCTTTAATCCTAATACAGAAACAGATGAAAGCGACAATTAAACAGCAGCGACAGCTCAAAAATGCAACAATCAAAGAGCAGGTGCTTCATCTGCTCAATTATAGCGAAAGCCAGTATAATGCACTGCTATTTGAAACGGCATGTGCCTACATTGAGGAGCTTACCATTGCCCCCGAAATAGCAGCTGAGTTCCTGAGCGAACAGCTATTTTGGAACTGGTGGAAGCAACAATGGGCAATGGTTGATGAGGTGTTCCTGATCCAAAGCCATAATTCCCCGCTTGCATTGGCTACAATGCGCAACTGGTACGAACGTATGCACCGCGATATTGATGCCTTTCCTGATCCGGTGGTGTATGATCGCATCCAGGATAATTACATGAAAATGGTGAAGGGCGTAATTAAAAAACACACCAGCGATGTATAACAGACCAGTTGAATTAGAGCGCTCGGTGATGGAATTGCGCGACAAACTTGAAGCTTTGCAACGCAATAACACCCTGAGCATTGAAGAAAAGACCAGGCAAATGAGCCTGTTGCAGCATAAAATAGAATGCCGCCAAACCCGCATTGATATAAAAGCAGGGCGCAAGCCTAACTTTTTGACCGATGTGCCTGGCGGAAGTATTAACACAATAATTGAATAGCTATGTATGTAGAACTTTATCAGCAAGTAAAAGAGATGCGCAAGCTACAGAAAGCGTATTTCATCAGCCGCAGCCCCGAAGTGCTAAGGCTCGCCAAACAGTATGAACGCCGGGTTGATATGATGATCGACCAGATGGATAATGCCAACCGGCAATTGTTTAACCTCACCCCCGAGCAGGATCCGGCAGAGGTGGCAGTCCAGCACAAGCGATGAACAACAAGGTAATGCGAGAGCGCGAGGTGCAGGTATATCACAACGATGATATGAAGCCTCTGAAAGTGATCAAGCAGCGGCGCAATGATCCCTGCTACTGCGGAAGCGGTAAAAAAGCAAAGCATTGCTGCGGCGAAAGAGAGTTGTTTTTGAAAAATAAAAATTGATACTATGAAAAAAGTAATTACACCTACAACTTTAGCATCGCTCAATTTGGGCGATCCTATGATGAAATTAAGCCGGACAAAACTAAGCTTTAATCAAGCTGCTGTTGAGCTGCTGGCGCTTAAAAAAGGAGCAAAATTCGTGCTTGAAGACGAAGGCAATGGCCTTATCTTTTACCGAGATACTGCCGCATCAGATGCCTTTGTAGTTGAAAACACATACAAATATGGTGGTGCATATGCAAATCACAGATATTTAATTGAGTACCTGTTCGATAGAAGCGTGAAAGAAGTGAGTTATTTGATTGGCGAACTGAAAGACGGACGACGTGTGCTGATGCTAAAAAAAAAGCAAGTAAATAAACCTAAAAGTTGATTATTATGAAAATTTGGAAAGATGAAAATGGGGTGGCTATCCCCGCAAACCGGATAACGGCAAGCGAAAAGCTTAGAGAAAAAGCATCTGAAAAGCTGCTGGCAAAATCGGTGAAGCTGAGCGAGCAATTGCAGGCCTTTAAAGATGAATTTGCAGCGCTATCAGATGAAGTGTACAAAGCTGTTATGGCTGAAAATGGCGTGAACATAGGCGACCGAAAAGGCAATTTTACCTTTTACAATTTTGATCGGAGCATCAGAATTGAAACGGATGTGAACGAACGCATTGTGTTTGATGATGCTTTAATTGAAGTGGCGAAACAGCATTTTAACAGCTTTCTGACTAACGGAACCAACAGCGTGGATGCAATGATCCGCGAAATGATTAATGATGCCTTTAGCACATCGCGCGGGCGGCTGGATGCTAAAAAAGTGATGGGATTGCTGAAATATAAAGGACGTGTGCGCGAGGACAAATACCCCGAATTTCATAAGGCATTAAAGGCTATTGAAGATAGTATCAGAAGGCCAGAAAGCAAGGTGTATTATCGCGTTTCGAGGCGAAACAAGGCTGGTGAATATGAACCTATAAATCTTAATTTTTCGGCATTATGAACCCCTATGCAGCACCCGGATTGAACCAATATGAGGACGAAATAATGGAACATGTAATGGCCTATTTCGACACCGAAGCAGATATAATAACAGCCAAGTATCGCGGCCAAAAATACGTAATGCAACGCCGCACAGCTGCTGTGCTTATATCATTTGCAACAGGCGACCTCAGAAGAGCCGTCCGGGTGGTGCACAGGAATCGCACAATGATCTATCACTACCTTACCACAACGCGCGATATGCTGATGTATGGCCACGAGCGCGAGCGCATACACACGCTATGCAGGCGCATAGGGATAGATTATCATAAATTAGTTGATTACCTAAACTTTGAAGAATGGCGACAATGGCAGAATTAAGTCCTTTTGTTGTGTATCCGCTCATGATTGTTTCCGTGATGCTGATAACGATAATAATAGCAACAGAACATCTATTACAAATTAATCGCGAATTAAAACACTACAATCCCATGTTAAAAGCTACCAAAAGACAAATTAAAATGCTGCATGCCATACTTGCCCGCAGGGGTATGATGGACATGAAACAACAGCTGGTGAGCGATGCCAGCGATGGCCGCACAGACCACTCAACCGAATTGCGCTATGGCGAAATAACCAAGCTGCTTACACATTTGAACCAGGGCGTTGAAATGCGCCTATCGGCAGATAAGGAAGCCGGAAACAAAATGCGCCGTCGCATACTATCAATGTGCTACAGTGCTGGATGGACAAGGTTTAGCGTGAAAGACATGAAGCAAGCAGTTGATCTGGCAAGGCTCGACAATTGGTGCATAAAATACAGCTACCTGAACAAGCCCCTGAATGACTACAACTACAACGAGCTTCCAAAGCTTGTATCGCAATTTGAGAACTACCTAAAAAGCGAATTAAAATGAAAACCTACACCTTTACGGCAGCCTCGTTTGAGGGCGAGGTGATATTTGAATTTGACGACAACGGCGCGCTGGTGCGCTACGATGCCAGCAATGCCCGCATGAGTGCCGAGCAGCAAATGTTTCTGCTGCGCAAAATGCCAACCAACCTGGCCGATGTGAAGCGAACCATAAGCAGCTCGCCTACTGCCAAGCTAACCGAGATCGTGCAGGATATTACGTTTGATCAATTTTGGAATCGCTACGACGAGAAGATCCGAAGCAGCAAAAAACGAGCTGCAAAAGTGTGGGACCGGATGAGCAAAACAGATCGTTTAAAAGCCTTTCGCTTCATTACAAAGTACGAACAAACACTTTACCAGGGCACAGCAAAGAAGTATGCCGAAACCTATCTGAATGCTGAATTGTGGAATAATTAAACCTTAGAATAATGAAAGCAATTTTTGAAACTGATAGACCTCAAGAAATAAAACGATTAGCAAAAGTTGATAACATGGCCTCTTTTATTTGGGAGCTAAAACATAACGAGTGTATATACGCAACTCATTTAAGTTGCCGTATATGCGTGTGTTATGATTAGCAACTTTGAAAAGTAGATATACGAAACTAATAATGAAATACATGAATAAAGAAGACAGATTAAAAAAACTGATCGCAATTTACAATCCTGATTTTGATGCAGAGATGATCAGATTTATCAGAGAAGACAATGCCTCTTTGATTTTTCATGTGCATGGCACGCTCAAACAAGCTGGTGTTTTCAACTTATATCCGGCAAGCTCCATAAAATCGCTTGTTGATGGCCGCACCGTAAAATATTATATTGTTACAATAACTGAAGAAAACTTATGAAACTTACCCCTACATCCCTGATCGCGCTGGCAGCTTATATGCTGCACATGCAAATGAGTGCCTGGTGGCTGATAGTGCTGCTGGCCGTAATTGTTGAATTTGCCCCCGAAACACCCAAAAAGTAATGAATAAGAAACTATTTATATCGTGTTTAAATGCCATTGATATGCAGTATAAACACAATGATAAGATGGCCGCAGTGGCTAATCAGTTTTTTACGGATGCTTACCAGGCTAATCTATTATACGACACACACTGGATAATGAATGCCATGGTGGAATTGTTGCAAAATGTTATGCATGACGAATGCGAACATAGCTGGATCGAGTATTTTATACATGAATTGGACTTTGGCCGCAAGTTTAAAATTGGCATGGTGACAGATAATGGTTACTTTATCGACATGAGCGATGCCGGCAAGCTATATGATTTTTTAAGCAGAAACCCTAAACCCAAAAAACCATGATCTACCTAATCCTAAAAATATTTGCTTTGGCATTCGTTCAAAACATCAGCTTTAGCATTGTATCGCGCAGCCGTAACAGGGATAACAGGCAATATCACATTATTGCAGCCCTTTTTAGCAATAGCATCTGGTTCCTGACCTTCAGAGAGCTGATCCTGGGCGAAATGAACTGGATGCTGTTTATCCCTTACGTGATTGGCACGGTGGTAGGAAGCACATACGGAATGAGCATATCAATGCGCATCGAAAAGTGGCTGGGAGCTACGAGTGACGGACATTTGAAAGAGCCAATTAAAAAGTAAAAAGAGCCAAGTAAAAAGTGAAACCTATGAAAACAGAAAATGAATTAATTGTAACGCTCAAACCTGATGAGTTTGACGAAATTGCAAGCGGCAGATCAGGTGCTTATTTTATGCGCAAAAACACCACATATTGGTATAACCGCTTTATGGATAAGGCCGGAAATATCAAGCATAAACACATCACCTTGAAGCGTGGAAGCGGCAAAAACGCTAAAACAATGCCTTGCCAGATCAGCTATATTCGTATTATGGCAATATGGGTAGATTGGGCAGTTGACGGAGTAGAGGAGTATATATTCATAAATATCGTTTAAGCCCATGAAGGATAAACACATCACCGAAGCAGGCAGGGCCATAAGGCAATTTGTTGATGCGCTGCGGCCAAAGAAGCAAAAAAACGATGAAAATGAAATTGTGATCAGGCGGCGATTGGCAACAAAAAATGAAGGAAACCACTTAACCCATCGAAAAAATGGAACAACCCGCACTTTATCAAACGAATAAAAGTAAGTTCAACGCTGATATGATGCTTTTAATCATCAACAAAAAGATCAAAGTTGAGCTATCAAAAGATGAAATATTAGCCTTTAAGCACTGCATTGAGGCCTGGATTGGCACACTAAACTTTATGAGTGCTGACCTGGAGCAAAAAGCAGCCGCCCAGATAGCCTGGAACCTGCACCAAAAGGCGCAGCAAAAGCTTGTGAAGCTAACCGAACGGCAGCATATAAGCTTTGATTATATGCAAGCCTATGTGGCGCAAACAATCATCAACGATCTGATGCTATACGACATCCTTGATCATTACCACAACAATGTGCTTACCCGTATTAATTATCAATTGCATAAACAATCCTAAACCAACCACCCGCTATGGCTTATAATAACAAAAACTTCCTGAAAAAAGTGCTCGAAATACAAGAGATTTATTTGCGTTATAGCAATCGCGGGCACACCGGCACATGGATCTACGACAATTTAATAGCTCCTAATTATCACATCAGCAGGCGCACCCTTAGCAATTATTTAGGCATGAATGCACGTAAGGAATTGCGCGAAGCAGCCAGCAAAAACGAGTTTGAAACAAGCCTGCACACTGCCCGTCAAAAGGCAGAAGATGCCACAAAAGATATATTTTAAAGAAATTGCCCTGGCAATCGTCGTTATTTGAAAAGCCCCCGCAATAATTAAATTTATCAGTTAAACACTTTAAACCCTTAAAAAATTGGGGGCTTTTTTTTAGTTTTACACATTAATTCATTAACACAACACGCTTATGAAAAAGTTATTTTACTTACTGCTAATCGTTGCAATTGCATCATGCAGTACAGATCCAATGCAAAAAACTTACAATGAAGATTCATTGCAAGCAGATTTTAAAGCAATTACAAAAGTTGACAGCACAGCAGTGCCATTAATTTTAGGCACAATTATGCGTTATGAAATGACCGATGAAAGTTATAATAACATGACTTACGGCGAAATACTGGCAAACGGCAAAGCTTATAAAGCAGAGCAGGAACGTCTCGAAGCTGAACGCGAAGCGGCAAAGCAAAGAGCAATTGCAGCTGAAGCTGAACGAGTGAAACGACTTACCGAAAGCGTACAAGTAAGCTGCGTTAAAAAAGGCTATCAGGAAAGCGATTATCAGGAATACCTTACCTATGTTTTTGCGATTGAAAACTTAACCGATGAGGAAGTAATCGGCCTAAAAGGCGAATTGGTGTTTAATGACATCTTTGATGAAGAAATTAAAGTAATTGGATTTAGTTATGATAAAGCTGTGCCAGCTGGTACAATAAAGCGATGGGAGGCTTCTACAGATTATAATATGTTTAGAGACAGCGATCAGAAACTAAAGGATAAACCCCTTGAAAAACTGAAGGTAATTTGGAAACCTGAAAAGATCATTTTTGCCGATGGAACAGTGATTGAATAAAAAAATTACTTGACAAATTATTCATATTTTGTATATTTGCCCCTGACTTGTAGTTTTTCTTCAGGGGTAAATCCTGAAACATTTAGTTAAAAATAGAGCAAAGCTGCTAAGGTGGCTCCTAAGGAAACAAAGGAGCTGGTTTCTCGCCCCGCGAAAAACTGCAAGTCACACCTAAGGCTGCTTTGCTTTTTTATTTACTTAAATTCTTTTAAAATGACTTGTAAAAAGAATGAAAGAGAGACTTTGAATCTCGTAGTAACCGAAGGTTTGACGGTTACAATCCTGCCAAGTTCAGACCACGAGTTTGTGATGCCAACCAAAGAAGTTGCAAGAGGTTATGGTGTGCATCCAACTACACTAAGGAGGCATTTTCAAAATCATGTTGATGAACTAACTGAAGGTAAGCACTATTTGAGCAACGTTCAAATTTTGCACGGTGCTTCAAAATCAGGTAGTACAAGAACAACAATGTGGACAAAGCGCGGCATTGTACGGCTTGGGTTTTTTATCAAGAGCCAGCGAGCACGCTTGTTCAGGGATTGGGCTGAAGATTTGATTATTAGTTTAGAGCTTTCGCAACGCAACCTGTTTAACGAGCCTGTTCCTCAATTAAAAAAACAAACCCGCCGCCACAACAGATTGCATCCTGCCAGATTAGTTAGTATTTTAGCGGATGTTGCACTAATCGACAATCAACTAATTCGCGAAAGACTAATCAATAAACTATTAATGAAAGGAAATCAATCATGAGTATTGGTGATGAAATGATTTTAGAGCTTCTGAATGAGGCAGAAGCTGAATTGTACAGTGAAAAACTGCATGAGTTATTTATCTCGTTTGTTGAAAACAACTCAATAACCAGTGGCGAGTACATGCGCGACACTATTATCGTGTACATGGGATTGCGCAAATTGCTGAAAGACCTAAAAGTAAACGAAAGCAGGCTGAAGCAATTAAAGCAGTTGTATAAACAAGCCGCCCACTAAACATTAAAACAAAAAGCCGGAAATTTGATCCGGTTTTTTTTGTGTTATCCTTCCACCCTGGTAGTAAAATCAAGCCAGGTAATCATAAAACCTTTGAAATGGTGATAGTGCCGCCAGCTTACAAACTTTAGCCGCTCGGTTAGTTGCTCGGGTGCTACATCCTGCACATAAAAATCGGAATCATCAAAATGCCCTGTAAAAAAGTCGCCATCGGCCACCAGCAGCATCTTATGCTTTATTTCGTTTCGCACCAGCAAAGCCAGCTGATCGTGTGCTTCGGTTTCGGGGAGTGGAATATAGCCATCGGCATCGCGCTTCACTTTGGTATATACATGCAGGCGTATGCGCAGGGGTGCACGGCTGGCATTTTTGCTTATATCCTCAAACACTACATCTTCAGGAAAATCGACAAAGCAACCCTGTTCGTGCAGTTGGATGTCATCGTAGCTGTTGAACCAATCCACATCATCAATGCCTGCCAGTTCCTGTATGCCCCGCCTGATGGCTTTGAACAGAGGGCTTAATCCTTCAAATTTTTTCATATCGCTTATTTTAAAATGTTATCCACTAATGTATCCAGTTTGCGCTCGATCATCTGATTAAGCGCCTCGCTTTCGCCTATCATGCGCCTTTCGGGCATCGTAAAGCCAGGAGGGCGGCCAGCCTTAAGGCCATCGTTGTGCACACCCGTATAAGGCAGATTGGAAGTGAAAGCCGTGAAGCCATCACCAGCCTGCCCCTGCCAGCTGCGTCGCATTGCACCGCCCCGCTTCTCGCCTATCAAGTTTGGTTTGCGGCCTTCCTTTTTGTTTTTCCACTTGCTTACGCTGCCAGGTGCTTTCTCGAAACCCTGCTTTTTGAAGTTGGAAGCAATAAACTTTAATCCTTCAATTTTGGCAATGCCAGGAACACGCTTAACCACCTGTGGCAGTTCGCGCTCGAGATGTGCCAGTTTGCGGTTAAATTGCTCATTCATTTTCGCTCAGGTATTGGTTTAAAAAAGCCTCGCCCTGGCTGCTCACACTGCTGCGATCGTCCTTGGCTGTATCTGTCTGATAGCCGTTAGCATCATCAAACAGCTTGCGATCCTTGCCGGGATTAAATTTAAAGCCAGCATCAGCACCAGCTTCAGGAACGGGTGTAACTGCTTCGTCGGTTTGCGTTACAATGCATCGGCAACCCCATCCATTTGGCGGATAGTTGCGATTCCAGAAGCTGTCATCAATCGGCCTTATGGTTCCGTTCATGCGGGCATGTGCCGGACGGCTAAACTCATCATCAACCGCATCATATCGCAGGTTAGGATACAGATCCGCTTCTTCTTTAAATCCTTCCCATTTAACGGCCATTTGTGCCGAAGCCTGTGCCTGTTTGAACTCCGTTTGCAGCCACTCTTTATTATACTTTTCGGTGATGGGTTTGGCCAGCTTTTTAAAGGTATTCCAATTAACCGGTTCGCCAGCTTCATCAACAAGCAGTTTCACCAGATCGGCTTGTTCGCGGTGGTTTTTGAAAGCTGTAAACACAGCTGCATTTTCGCGCAAGGCAGTGGCCAGCTCAGCATACTTATATTCAGGCGCAAAGCTGATGCTGGCAGTTGTAAGCGATTTGAGCAAGCTTGTAAAGTTAAGCTTCCAAATATCGTAATCAATGCCCAGCGCACGGCCTTCAAAAAATCGCAAAAGCCAGTTGTTGAGCACCTGATCGGTTCGGGCTGCTTCAATATCGAATTTTACCCCTTCACCAGGGAAGTTTTTTTTTTTAGCAATCAGGTAGTTCACCGGTTCGCTGCTGCTGTTGTCTGGTTCTGGTTCGGCTATTTTGGTAGCCTTTTCTTCAATGATCCATTCAAAGGTGCAATTAGCAAGCGGATAGCCGTAGCGTACCAGGAAAGGCAGCAATGTATAATTTATGTGATTGCTAATGCGACGCAGACGGGTTTTGGTAAAATCATTCAGCACCCGCTCATTCACTTCGGCAGTGCCTACCCATGCCTGTTCGTCGCCCACGCCCTTAGTGCCGTTGATAATCTTAGCAATGCTATCATCCTGCCGGCTAAGCATCTTATCGAAGGTTTCTGCATTGCTACCGATATTCTTGGCTTCAATGATATTCACCTGGTCGTCAGTGTCACGCACAATCCAGCCATTACCCCCAAAATTGGCAGCCATAGCGGCACGCTTACGCACTTCGTCGGCATCGTCGGTATCAGTAGCAATGTCCAGGATTGGTTTGCCAAATCTCTCGTTAAAATCGCTCCA